GACCAACCTGCGCACGCTGATGCGCCTGGCCGAAGGCACCGAAGGCGGTGGCCAGCTCAAGACGTACCGGATCGTCAACGACACCGCCGAGGCGTTCGGGATTCGACAGGTGACGTTTTCCGAAGGTGTCAGCGCCCGCGAGGACGACAGCCTGTCGCAATGGATCGTCCAGTTCACCCTGTCTGAAAAGCTCTCGAACCCGGAAAAGGTCGAGAGCCGCCGCGCCGGCAACGCGGTGAAGTCGCAATCTGCACCAGGTGACGGCGTGGCCGGTACCAGTACCGGCGCCGATGGATCGAGCGGTGCGCCCCAGGAACTGACCGGCTTCGAAGCCGTCCTGAAAAAAGTGGATTCCTACCTGGGCGGCACACCATGAGCATGAAACTGCACAAGGTGCTGACGATCAATGGCGTCGTGGTCCCGCTGGTGAAAGACGAAGTGCGCCTGGAGATCAAAAGCCCAGGGCGGGCGATGTTCACCATTCAGGCTGGGGCGGCGGTGCAAGGGCTGGTGACGCTCGACATCGGTTACAACGAAGCCGCCCTGCAGCGGCACTTCATCGGATACGTCGAGCGCTGCACCGCGGCGAACGGCATCGAGCAGGTGGTGTTCTGCCGCGAGCTGGCCGCCGTGCTGGCCAAGTCCCTGCCGTTGAACCTGCGTCATGTAGATCTGCGCGCCGTGCTGACCGAGATCAGCACCAAGACCGGGCTGCGTTTTCGCGTTCCGGATCAGCCTTACACCAAGGTGAAGGCCCCATTTTTCTACAGCTTGGCGGCCGGTTATCAGGCGCTGGACAGCATGGCCAGGGTGTTCGGCATTCCCGACTTTATCTGGCAGCAGCAGGGTGACGGGGAAGTGTTCGTCGGTTCGTGGACCGACAGCTTCTTTGGTGCTCGAGCACCGCTGCAACTCCCGGTCAGCTTGTTCGACGGCTACCAGGGCAATCAAAGCGCGCAGGTCGCAGCTCTCCCCGGGCTTCGACCAGGTGCAACAATTAACCAGGGCGAGCGGATCACCAGTGTCACGCTTGCCGGCACACAGATGGCCATCAAATGGACGACGCAATCAAGCGCAGCGTAGAACGCCAATTCCCTGAACTCACCGGCGGTTATCACCTGCCGCGCTTTGCCCGCGTGGTGGGAGTCGCTGACGCACCCGCCGGCGCATCGATGTGCGACGACTTCCGACCACGCTATGCCGTAGATATTGAAGTGCTGACGCCGGACGGCGAAGCCGATCCGAATCTGCAGGTGTTGTCGGGCGTGCCGTTGCCGCTGCCCTCGGGCGGCGATGAGATGGGCATGTTCGCTTTCCCTCAGGAGGGCACGCGCGTCGTCGTGTGCTTCGCTTACGGCCTGCCGAGCAGTCCTTATATCCAATCGATCCTGCCGCATGGCCTGAGCCTGCCGAAGGTGCCGAAGGGTGACCAGGTGTGGCAGCACAGTGATGCGGTGCAGCAGCGCGTCGATGCGGACGGCAACTGGCTACGGCAAACCGATGGCAAGATCCGCGACCACTCGCTGGAGCGCGAAGTGGAAACCCTGGGCAACCGTGAGAAGTATCAGACCCATGACCAGGACGTGGCGAACCATTCGACCGAAAAGGTGGGTGGCATCAAGCGGATCGACGCCCTGGGCGCGCTCAAGCTGCTTTCAGGTGGTAACGCCTCACTTGCATCGGTGGACGACATGCACCAGGCGACGGGGCGGGATTACAACCTGGTGGTCGGTAAGAAACACAACGCCACCGTGGGTGGCGACATGCAGGAGAAGATCAAGGGTCTACGCAAAAGCGTGACCGGGATCAGCCAGCACCTAGTTGCACCGAAAAACCACGTGGGGTCGGAAAGCGTAAACATCTTCAAGATCCTGTGTGACACGCTCGATCTGCTCCAGGAGATGAACACCCAGATCGCGGTGCATGTTCACCCTCAAGTAGGGCAGCCACCGGTCAATGCGGCGGCATTCAGCGCGGATGCCGTGAAAGCTGCATTGCTTTCAGCTGAACTGGGTTCTGTGACTCTGTAGAGCACATAATGGCTGAGCCCTCACCGGTCATTCGGATGGTTGCCCACCGAGTCTTTCAATGCCCGAATTGGGAAGTAAGGCGCGTTATAGTCAATGTAGTGGTCACTGCCGTTTACTAATTTGAGTATGGTTCTGTGAAACATTATTTTTAGAATATGAGTTTCTCGAAGTAGAGAAATATAATCGTCGTCAGGAATGTCATTGCCGTGGGCTGCGTCATTCCGCCGTGACCAAGCGATTAGCTCGATGTCGCTCATGTCAAGTTGTAACATGTCAAAAAAACGCTGTGTTATTATTTTTTGTGGGACCTTGTTTCCTTCGTTCAGTTTGTCTATGAATATTTTTCTTGCGTCTTCAGTCATTTCAAAGCTGTTTGTTGTCGATAATAAGGCAAGCTTAAGTTTTTTGTAGTCTTGTTTTGGGATTATGCGGGAGTCAATCTTGGTGGATTGTAATGCTAGATATTTTCGCTGTATCGCTTCTATGATAGCTCCGTAGTAAGCCGGAGCCATGTACATAGGGGCAACCACTGCGTGCCAATATTGCCACAGCAGTGTACGAAGATTGTATTTTTCATAGTTGTCAAATATAGCGTTGGCGAGTCTCGATACTGCTTGCGGATTTAATATGTTGCTTCCATTGGTATGAATAGGCGCAGCTGGTAAAGAGTACAGGCGCCAAGCCCTGCCATCGAGACTGCTCGGTGTTCTTGCCTTGAAACCAACAAGTTTATGGTTAGCGTCAAACGTAGAGCACCCCAAAGATATTAGAGGCATACCAAAGGCGAAAGAAAGGCAGTTACGAATTTTGTCTCGTTCCCCATCGTCCGGTGATCCGCAGAACATTAGAGACGCTCGTTGCGGTCCGCTGGTTATGTTTTGAGAGCTGCTTGAGCAGAGATGCAGATCGTATCCGCCAACTGTTAACCGAATACCATTTCTTGTGCCGGAAAAATTAACCCCCGGAGAATCGAATATTATCGGAGGGTTGCCTGGTATAGTTCTCTTTCCGTATTTGGTGGTTACGGGTGTGGGCCAAATTATACCTTCTGGAAAGTTGCCCAGCCATTCAAAGGTCAGTGCTACTTCTTCAGCTTGCGACGCTAGATATTCAATGTGATCGATGTGTGATATTTGAACGGTTTCGCTTGTGAAAACTTGATAGTTGACAATTCGTTCCGTTGAAAGATTAGTAACTCCAAAAAAATTACCTTTCCCGCCGGCTGGGCTGCTAAATGAAGTTTGACTTTCATTTTCAAAAATTCTGCTTGGGTCTTCTCTAAGTTCGTTTGTTGGGTGTTTTGCGTTAGAGCGTGTCGTGAGTATTAGCTGAAGACTATGATCGCGCTCAACGTGAAATTGAAGGACCGGTCCAAGCAGCGGGCCTTGGTCACTGATAGAAAAATCTTCTTCATCGAAGCGTCGCGTAAAGTCTTCACCATCCCAAAAATTCATTACTTCATTCCTTGAAAGCTTCGGTCTCAGTATCCTACATCAAGGTTTTAGTTTTGGTGCGCTCCGATTAATCGGGAAGGGTGTACTGACTTATTCAAGCCGACACCACCATGACTGCGCATATGCACATCCGTCGATGTACTCGATTCCGCTTAGGACAAAACCAGTAACTGCCATCCCTGCCAAGGTTGCATCCAGGAGCCTCGGTAAAGGATCCGGGTCGAGAGGCATTCCCACGTCTATGCGGGCGACATTGGCGCTTCGACCGAGTTCACAGCTGACCTCTGAATTCACCATCACATTGCCCCTAATTGCTGGATAGCGCCTCCGTTCCTGAGGGTCGAGAGCTACGCCATGACGTCGCATTGGGGTTACAAGCATATGCATATCGTTCTTGACTACTCGCCGCTTTGACGGTCGAACAGTGCTTCGACCGCATAGGCCAGAGCGCCATCGGCTTGTTCCAGAAGATCGCTGAGATCGCCCTGATCGATAATGTGAGCCCGATGTAACGCATGAGCAGTTCTGAGCAGCGCTTTATGCTGAGCACCAGGATTATCAAGCAGTGCATCGCTATCGTTCAGCAGCACCGTCCACGTCGCGATCGCAGCTGTCCTTTCAACGGTTGCCATATCCATCTCTCCAGCCTCATTCCGTCGCAATAAAATACTGTATATGCAAACAGTATATGTGGCCGGCTAGATTCCGTCACCACAGT